TTACATCTCCATATATTTAGCAAAATCATTACCTAAATTATCTTTTTGTAATTGTGTAACGTGAGTATATATATTCATAGTAGTTTGAATATCTGAATGACCTAACCTATGTTGTACAGCTTTAATACTCATATTACCACTTTCAAATAGCAAAGAAGCGTGAGTATGACGAAAACCATGTATTTTTATTAATTTAAAATTATGTTGATTACATATCTTTTTTAATGTATAGTTAGGGAAAAATATCCATTTAAAACCATTCTGACTATTACAAAATACAAGTTGTTTAGTTTTTGGAATAATGCCAAGTTTTAAAAATTCTTCTCGTTGTTTTAATTTCCATAATCTTAACAACCGTGCAGTTTCTGTATCTATAGAAACATTCCTAATACTACTTTTACTTTTTGGTGTTTGGATAACAACAGCAGTTTTTGTACTTGCTAAAGTTTTATTTATATCAATAGTGTTTTCTGAAAAATTAATATCATTCCACGTTAACGCCAGTATTTCACCTTTTCTTGCTCCAGTAAATGCAAGTAGTCTAAATAGAACTTTCCATTCAGTATTATTGTAGCTGTCTACTATTTCAAGGAATTGTTTTAATTCATTTTTAGTATAGTATAAAGTATCTTCACTTTTAGTTTTTTCGTTTCTTTTGGGAATAGTTGCATTATCCATAGGATTGAACTGGATAATTTGCATTTTAACAGCATATTTTAAGATTAAACTTGTATAACTTTTCAACTTTTTTACATGACTATAAGAAAAGTCTTTATTTTTGTTTAAATATTTTTGACAAAAAAGAGTAGTTATCTTTTTTACTTTTACATTCCCAAAATACTCTAATATATGCTGTAATACGTTTTGTGTAACATACAGTGAACTAGGTTTGACGGTATCCTTATAACTTTGAAACCATAATTCATATAACTCATAAAAGCTGATATCATTACTGTTAATGTAATTCTTATTATCATATTCTGTTCGTAAGTTTGCTATGTATATTTCAGTTTCACGTTTTGTTTTAAAGCCTGACTTTGATTTTCTTATTTCTTTACCGGTTAGTGGATCTATACCAATGTAAATATTTCGAAATTTATAAAATTTCTTTCCGTTTTTTTCATATTGTTTAATCATTTTTCATCATTTCCTTTCTATCTAGCACATATCAAAGAAATTAATGATTGAATTGATATTATGTATATGATATAATATACACATCTTAAGTAGTTTTGAGAGATCTATTAATATATGACGATATATTAATTCTCGAAACGGACTTACTGTTATTAAAAAACTCTCTAACTCTTGGCGGGGTGCAGGGAGTTTTTTTGTATTGCAATCTGCAATACAGCTATTTTAAATTTAATTTTTCTTTAGATTCCACATGAATATATGCTTTTTCTTTTTCGTCCCATAAATACATACTGTTTGTTGGAGTTGAAACATCAAATCTTTCTTTTTGAGATACATTTATTTCAAAAGCTCTGTAGTTGATAGATTCGTTTGTTCCTGCAGATATTATTGCTTTTTGCGTACTTTCGTTGTATATTATTAGAAATTTTTGATGATAAGCATCTCTTTTTTCTTCCCATGCTTTGATGAAATTATTAATCTTCTCATCTGTCAATCCAGACCATTCTTGAGAATTTAATTTGATTATTCCAAAACTTATGTATTTTATATTTGGATCTTTTCTATTTTCATATTTAATATTCTCAACAGTTAATTTCTCTTTTTGCTCTTCTTTTTGTTCTTTTTTTGTCTCTTCTTTATTCTCTGTTTTTGATGAACACCCCGTCAATGTTATTGATCCTGTTAATATTAAACTTAATAATAACCTACTTTTTTTCATTGTATTTCTCCTTTGTATATTTTGGCGGTTTTAAACCATAATGGATAGCTAGTTAACTTTAGCTATCTAAATACTTAATTCTTTCTTCGCATATTCTATAATCAATCTTAAATGATTCTGATATGTGAGTAATATTGTTTATTTCTTTAATTTCTTCATCTGACACAATAAAATAGCTTGCAAATAGGTCAGCTTCTATCTCTTGCCTTGATAATGGTACTCTTGAAATACGTCTAAGAAAATGCAAGTTTGAACCTCTGTGCAAAATAAAGTGTCCTAGTTCGTGAGCCATAGTATATCGTTTGTCCTCGTCAGATAAGTTATTATTAATGTGTATGTAGTGATATGTTTTGTTACTAATTTCTAACGTATGATATAGCCCTTTATTTGTTCCTAAATCGTTAAATAGTATTGTTACTCCTAATTGTCTAGCGATATTGAATGGATTAGTTGTTCCAAATTCCTCAACTAAGGAATAGTAGACATCTTTAATTGTCATTTTCAGTTTTGTGACGTGCCATAGCAATTCTTGCTGCTTGCTCGATTGAAGCACGCACTAATTCTTTTGTTACTTCATCCATTGGTTCCCCGCTATACATTAAGGCTTGATTACTATTTAAATTGTCCATTAAATCGTTAACCATATTTGCTATATCAATTTCTTTTTGGTTTGCTTTATCTTCTACTAAATCAGATTTATTTATCCCAAAATAATTAGCCATCATTTCTATTTTATCTATTCTAGGATAAGATTTTCCGTTTACCCAATCACTTATTGTTGAATAACTTATTCCTAAACTTTCAGATAGTTGGGTTCTTGAAACTTTATTAATTCTTAAATATCTTTTCAAATTATTGCTCATTGTTTTTTTGTTACCTAAATTACTCATGTTATCACCTCTTTTATGCTTTTATTATACGATATTATCGTAAAAAATTCAATCTTTTTTTAAAAAAATACGAAAAAACCGAAAAAAATACTTGACTTTACGATTTAACCGTAATATAATAAATTCAGGAGGTGAGGAAATGATACCTAATAAAACAAGGTTACCTTTGGCAGAATGGAGAAAAAGAAAATTGAAATTATCTCAACTAGAAGCCTCTAAACTAATAGGTGTAAGCAAAGACACTCTTAGTAATTATGAGCGCGGAACAAGTTTTCCAGATGTACCCATAATAAAAAAAATTGAAAAAGTATACGGTATAAAATATGACCAAATTATTTTTTTAACTTACGTTAACGATTAAATCGCAATTATTTTTTTTAATCATTAGTTACGGTTTAACCGTAATCTTAATAAAAAAAAGAAAGGAGAAAATTAATGGTTGAAAAAGAAAAAGTTATAAATAATAAAACATTAAAATCTGAAACAGTAGTGACAGATGGGAAAAATTATTCGAGTATAAAAATTACCCCCAACTCTATTGAATTGAGGGTGGGGAAGATTAAAAGTTAATATAAACTTTATCTTCTTTTTGAATTAATTCTTTATTTGATTTAAGTATGATCCTATCTTTATGCTGCTCAAAATATAATATTACTTCTTTAGGCAAAAGTTGAAGTTGAGCAATCACATCTTTACTTTGTTCGATAATAATTCTTGTAATTTCACCGTCACCAACGAAAGATGTATCAATATTGATTTTACCCTCAGTCAAAACTAAAGAATAATTTAAACTAATATCATTCATTATAATTCACCTCCTTTGAGGTAATTATATCACAAAAAGAAAGGAGTGATTAATATGTTCTCTAGTGATTTTATTGACAAACTTATCGACACAATCGCGGAGAAAGTTTATCAGATTTTAAAAGAAAAGTTAGTTCTTGATAGAAGGTTTAACCAAAAAGAACTCTGCAGAGAGTTAAATATAGGTCAAGATACCTTAGCTGAACTTAATATTCGAGGACTTAGACCTACTAAAGTAGGTAGACAATACATTTACCTAGAAAGCGAAGTTAATAAGTTTTTAAAAGAAAATACAATTTAAATTTAAGAGATCTAGCACATATCAAAGAAGTTAATGAAAGGGGTAAAAGAATAGAGATGAGCGTTCAATTTAAATGTATATATGTGGTGCTTATGTTAATAAATTTATGTTTAATTATTTACGCCCAGAAAACGAAAAATAGAACTTTAGAGATAGTCACCTGGGCGATAGTATTACATGTTCCGTTTATTTATTTCATATTGAGCTATTAATAGTGAAAGAAGGTCAAACATTTATGAAAGAGTTTAATAAGTTAATAAATGAACGTTTAAAAGAATTAAACATGAGTAAATACAAGTTAGCAAAGTTAACGGGGATTTTTGAACAAACAATTTATTCCATTTTAAAAGGGGAATCAAAGAATCCTAGATTAAATCACGTAATTAAAATAGCAACGGTATTAGACATAGATTTAAACAAATTGAAAGGAGAACAGCAATGATTAAACATTTACAAAAAAGAACATTAAACCTAATATACTGGACATTTACAATAATTTTCCTGTGTGCATTAGCAATGACTAAATTTGAGTTCGAACAACTTTTTGCAGGATACATATTAGTAACTGGGTCAATGTGGGTTGGATTTGATAAGAGATTTGAAAAGTATTTTGAATAGGAGGAACAAATTGAATAAATATGAATTACATAACAAATTAATAGAATTACAAGAACTGCAAAGAAAAGTTGATAGTCATATCAAAATATGGAACAAAATACACATAGAAACTGCTTTATGTGAAGAATTTCACGAATGGTACAACGCTATAGGATTTTTCAAAGATTGGAAACAAAATAAAACTCCAAAAGAAAAACAACTTGATGAATTAGCAGACTGTTTAGCATTTGCACTATCTCTAATGAACAATGATAAGCAAGTATATAGCATTGATAGATGTGCTTTTATTCTAAAACGTATTGAAAATAAAAATCATAAAAAAGCTATGATCAATGAAATTGAAACGGGATACTTATTTAATAAGCGAGTTGGAAACACTGTATATATCCAATCAACAGAGTTTGCTATTGAGTTAATCCTAGATATTGCAATGATTTATTATTCTTTAGAAGCTTTGTTTGAAGCGTACATTAAAAAATCAATGGTTAATATTCAAAGGCAAAAAGAGGGGTATTAAAAAAAGCAGCCGTTAAAACAACAGCTACTTAATAAAAAATTCAATTATAAAATAACACAAAAAAGGAGAAAAAGCAAGTGACAGAAAATAACATTAAAGATCCACAACATTACAAAATTGGAAATTTAGAAACAATAGATCTAATTCAAAAAACAGTAAAAGACTTTGGCAGTGTTTGTCAAGCTAACATTTTGAAATACGGAATCAGAGCTAATAAGAAACACGAAAATCCAAAGGATGATATTCAGAAAATAATTAGATATGGTGAATTTTGGTTAAATCATTTAGAGGATAAGCCAGCAAGCAGTCCTCGAGTTGAAGAAATAGCAACCATAGACAAGTTAAAAGATATGCTGAACGAACAAGAGAAAGAGCTTATCCAGGATAAGAAGATTAAGTGTGTTGTTCTTGACGGTAAGCAAGTTCCAAAAGAGATTGCACAAGATTTATTAGATAGGTTAGGAGGTATGTAGCACAATGGGAATTAGAAGATATTCCGACATTATCGAAGATATCCGTTTTATGAGTAATAAAATATCTGACATACTTGACGAAGTACATTTTGACAGTTTGGAAAGACGAAAAATAAGAGAAGCACAAGATATCTTAGACAACAAAGTCTGTGAAATGGAGGATTTTAAAAATGAGGAAGAATGTTGGAGTTAATTTAACTCAAGCAATTAGGAATTATATTTTTAATAATCCTGGTTGCAGCAAATATGATTTGGTTAATGACTTAGGTTTTCCTTATTCCAAAATGAGGATGGCTATAAGTAAACTAAAAAATAATGGTGAAATTTTAATCGAAAATGGATGTTATACGGCTCTGGAAAGCTTGTCTTATTTAAAAGAGTATAATCAAACACCCGAAGAGTTCTCAAGAAGAGAATATCTTAAAAAATTAGTAGATGTAGTAATATCCAATATCCAAGAATGTACTGACCACAATATTAAGATCCAATACATTCAAGAAGGCAGAAGATTATTAAAAGATTTAAAATAAAGGAGATTTTTAAAAATGGAATTAAAAGTAAACGTAAATGTAATTATTGCGAGCAAAGAAGATGTGAATTTGTTGGAAGATGTTCTTATTAAACTGGGTAATGGTGAATTTAATGTGGGAAGCATTTCTACCCAAAATATATCATCAGTTCCAACTAATATAAATCAACCAGTTCAAGAAATTCAAAATGTTGTCCCAATTACCCCAGCGCAAAATACCGCTCCAGTACAAACTCAACCGGTGCAAACAGCAGTGCCAACGACTGCGAAAACTTATACTTTAGAAGATTTACAACGTGCTTCTGGTGCATTAGTGCAAGCTGGAAAAATTCAACAGTTGCAAGGCTTATTACAACAATTTAATGCTGTATCATTGGCACATTTAGCACAGGAGAACTTTGGAGCTTTTGCGCTTAAATTAAGGGAGTTAGGGGCGGATATCTAATGACTGAAATTAATCACAAAGAAAGGGCGCATGCTAAGCTTAGCGCTAGCGGTGCTAGTAGGTGGGCGACTTGTCCTGGTAGCGTGCAGATGGAAGATGGTATTCCAGATAGCGAATCTGTGTATGCAAAGGAAGGGACTTTAGCGCACGAATTAAGTGAACTTAAACTTAAGCATTATTTAGATCCAAAAGGATTTGGAAAAAGAAAGCTTAATGCAGCAGTTAAAAAGCTTAAAGAAAATGGATTATATCAAACTGAAATGGATTCTTATACAGATTCTTATGTGGATTTCATTAAAGAAAAAGCCTTGAGTTATTCATCTCAGCCTTACATTGAGATTGAAAAAAGAGTTGATTTTTCTAGCTGGGTTCCGGGAGGATTTGGGACTTGTGACTGTATTATTATTCAAGGCAACACGCTTTCTATCGTTGATTTGAAATACGGTAAAGGTGTTCCTGTTTCAGCAGAACAAAATGAACAGCTTATCTTGTATGCGCTGGGTGCTTACGAAGCGTTCAGTCTGATATATCAAATAGAGCACGTTGAAATGAATATAGTTCAGCCGAGACTTAATAATATATCTAGTTGGACTGCCAATTTAACAGAGCTTCTCCTGTGGGGCGATTATTTCAAAGTACAAGCCGAAAAAGCGTTAAGCGGTGAAGGTGAGTTAGTCCCTTCTGCTAAGGCTTGTAAGTTCTGCAAAGCGAGAAATATTTGCACTGCTAGAGCTGAGAATAATTTAACTCTTGAGTCTGAAATACATCTAAACCCTAATGAGATTCCAAAAGATAAGCTATACGAGTATATCTCAAGAGGTGAGGATATTGCTAAATGGGTTAATGATTTAAAAGCTTATGCGCTTAACCTATGCTTAGCTGGTGAAGATGTGAAAGGTCTTAAGGCGGTAGCTGGAAGAACTTCGCGCTCTTGGTCTAACCAGGATGAAGCACTTAAGAAATTAATAGACGGAGGTATTGATGAAGCGATAATTTATGATAAAGTGCCTTTAACTTTGGCTAAACTAGAAAAAGCCTTAGGCAAAGAACAATTTACAACGCTAGTAGGTGATATGGTAGTAACCAGCGAAGGTAAGCCTACACTAGTGTTTGAAAATGACAAACGACCTTCAATAACAAATACTGTAAATGTGACAAGCATTTTTAAACCATTAAATTAAAACAGAAATTAAGGAGATTATAAAATTATGACAAACGAAACAACAGCAGTAGTACAAAATGTAAGATTAAGTTATGTGAACGTATTTAAACCATATTCAAACAGTCCGGAGCAAGCTCCAAAATATAGCGCGACTATTTTATTACCAAAAAGCGACTTAGCAAGTAAGCAAAGTTTAGATGCTGCAATTCAAGCAGCTACTCAAAAAGGTCTTAACGAAAAATGGAACGGGATAATGCCTCCTGTGGTTGCTAATCCTATTCATGATGGAGACGGAGTTAAACAAGATGGGACTCCGTTTGGTGATGAATGTAAAGGGTGTTGGGTGTTTACTGCCAGTTCAAACGCTGACAGACAGCCTCAAATAGTAGATAGAAATGTTCAACCTATATTGGACCAGTCTCAAATTTATTCAGGAGTTTACGCAAATGTAGCAATTAATGTTTTTCCTTATATTCATACAGGTAAAAAAGGTGTAGGGTTTGGTTTAACTCACATTCAAAAAGTTAGAGATGGAGAAGTTTTAGGTGGCGCTCCTGTGTCGGCAGATAAAGTATTCAACGCGTTAGGTGGTGCTCAACAATCAGCTAATCCATTCCCTAATCCTCAACAATACCAACAACCAATGCAACAACCAATGCAACAGCAACCTGTTCAACAATATCAACAACCAATGCAACAGCAACCTGTTCAACAAAATACTTTCGGTGTAGATCCAATTACAGGACTTCCACTTTAAATTTAAAATTTAGGGGGTTATTAAGCCCCCTATTAATAGGAGGAGACTATGCAGCATTTAAGTATAGATATAGAAACTCGAAGCAGCGTCAATATTGCCAAGAGTGGGGCCTATAAATATGCCCAGTCAGATGACTTTGAAATATTAATGTTCTCCTATAAGCTTAATGATTTGCCAGTACAATTAGTGGATTTAAAACAAGGTGAGAAGATCCCCCCTTATATAGTAGGATTGCTTGATGATGAAAATTGTATTAAGCACGCATATAATGCTGCTTTTGAATGGTTTTGCTTAAATCAAGCAGGATATGAAACCAACATATCTCAGTGGAGATGCACTATGGTGCATGCTACGTATTTAGGGCTTCCTGCAGGATTAAGCATGACTGGTAATGCAATAGGGATTGCTGATGATAAAAAGAAATTAACAACTGGAAGCAGGTTGATTCAATACTTTTCTGTTCCATGTAAGCCAACAAAGACTAATGGTGGTAGAACGTGGAACGACCCACATCATGATTTAGATAAGTGGAAATTATACTGTGAATACAACATGCAAGACGTCGAGGCAGAATATACAATTTACCAGCATTTAAAAGCTTTTGAAGTTCCATCAAAAGAACAAAGACTTTGGGAAATGGATATTTTAATGAACTCTAAAGGAGTTAAGATTGATAAGGCGTTAGTTGAATCTATTTTAAAAATTGATGCTGAAAGCACAGAGAAATTAACAGAAGAAGCTTATCAAATTACAGAACTTGAAAATCCTAACAGTATTTCACAACTTAAATCTTGGGTAGAAAGTCAGCTTGATGAAGATTTACCTGGTTTAACAAAAGATGTTATTTCCAATTTACTTTCTAGAGATAATTTGCCTTTAAAAGTTAAAAGAGTGTTAGAAATTAGACAGCAACTTGGTAAAACTAGTGTAAGTAAATATTCTGCTATGGAAAATGCAATGTGTGAAGATGATAGAGTTCGAGGATTATTGCAGTTTTACGGGGCAAACAGGACTGGCCGTTGGGCCGGCCGACTTGTTCAAGTTCAGAACTTACCTAGAAATTACATAAGCACACTAGACACTGCTAGAGAGCTTGCAAAATTAGGAAATTTTGAGGGGCTTAAAATTCTTTATAATAACGTTCCTGATACACTTAGTCAGTTAGTAAGAACAGCTTTTATAACAAGTAAAGATAAGTTTATAATAAGTGATTTTAGTGCTATTGAAGCACGGGTAATTGCTTGGCTTGCTGGTGAAGAGTGGGTTAACGAAGTATTCGCAACTCACGGAAAAATCTATGAAGCAACAGCAAGTCAAATGTTTAATGTTCCGATTGATAAGATTAAAAAAGGTAATCCTGAATATGAACTTAGACAGCGTGGGAAAGTAGCAACTTTAGCATTAGGATATCAAGGCGGAGAGTCAGCTTTAATAGCAATGGGGGCTGACAGAATGGGGCTATCTGATGACGAACTTACGGATATTAAAGTTCGTTGGAGAGAAGCTAACAAGAACATTGTTCGCTTGTGGTATGCCGTCGGAGATGCTGTAATTCAAGCTATGAACGGCAACGGCACTCAATATGTAAGAGGGTTAGAGATCCAACGTGAATGGGATATGATGTACGGTTTAGATTTTATAACAATTAAACTGCCAAGTGATCGGAAATTGTATTATCCAAAACCATTCTTACAGACTAATCAATTTGGAAAAGATGCACTCCATTATTATGGGGTCAACCAAACAACTAAAAAATGGGAAGTCAACTCTACTTACGGAGGTAAGCTTGTCGAGAACATAGTGCAAGCAATAGCTAGAGATTGTTTGGCAGAAACATTATTAAGATTGTACGAGAAAAATTATGACGTTGTAATGCACATCCACGACGAAGTGGTTATTGATGCTTACGACGATGAAAAACTAGAAGATGTAAATAATATTTTAGCCGAGCCAATTAATTGGGCTCCAGGATTAATATTAAAAGGCGCTGGATTTGAGACTAAATATTATATGAAAGATTAAGAAAGGAGGTTAAAAAGTGCAAGCAAATAGATTATTAGGAATTGCAAAAGCAAATCACAGAAAAGCGACTGTTTGGCAAAATACAGACATTAGCTGGCTTGATTTTGTAGAAACTTTAAAATCTCCGGTTAGAACACAAGAGAAATATGAGGAATTTCTCAAACTTAAAAAATCAGAACAAGATGAGTTAAAAGATGTTGGGGGCTTCACTGGGGCTAAGCTTTTAGATGGCCGAAGAAAAGCAACGAACATAATCAGTCGTGATGTTGTCTGTTTGGATTTAGATAACATTCAACCAAATATGACGGACGATATTTTAAAAAGAGTTGGTTCGCTTGGGTGTACAGCGGTTGTTTATTCAACTAGAAAACACAGCAATTATACACCTAGACTCAGGGTTCTTATTCCACTTGATGAGAGTTGTTCTCCAGATGAGTATGAACCGATTGCTAGAAAATTAGGTAGCTTGTTAGGAATTGAAAATTGTGACCCGACTACTTTCGAGGTTAACCGATTTATGTATTATCCCTCATGTTCGGTGGATAGTGATTTTATTTATCAATTTTACCCAGGTCAATTTTGCAGCCGCAAAGGCATACTTAACATGTATGATGATTGGACTGACATTAATACCTGGCCACATGTACCAGGACAAGACACCAGACAAAAACAACTTTTAGCTAGACAACAAGACCCTCTACTAAAAATGGTTTAGTTGGTTCATTTTGTAAAGTTTACGATATTACATCTGCAATACAAACGTTTATTCCTGCTTTGTATGAATCAACGGCCACTCCTGATAGATACACTTTCACGGGCGGAACAACATCTGGCGGTGCTGTGATTTATGATAATAAATTCTTATATTCTCATCACGCGACGGATCCATGTTGTGGCCAACTTGTTAACTCGTTTGACCTAATAAGAATACACAAGTTTAGCAATTTAGATGATAACGTAAAAGACGGTACACCAGTAAGCAAATATCCATCATATACAGCAATGAAAAAACTAGCTCTTGAAGATGCTAATGTAGCAGTTTTGATGAATAGTGAAATGGTGGCCAACGCTAAAGATATATTTAATGTAGTTGGTGAAGAAACCTCTAAAGATGACGAATTAGACTGGCTTTCTCAACTAGAAAGAAGTGAAGAAGGTAAAATTCAAAAAACTATAAATAACATAGTATTAATCTTGGAACATGATCCAAATTTAAAAGGGAAAATTGCCATAGACACATTCAGTAACAGAGGCTTAGTTTTTGGCAAGCTTCCGTGGGATAAGCATTACGACGCAAGCAAAGACCACAGGGACTGGTCAGAGGTGGACGATGCATCTTTTTCAAGATATTTGGAAAGTGTCTATAAAATAACAGGTCAAGATAAGCAAGACAAGGCACTTTTAATAGTCAGTGATAGCAACAGAATTAATTATGTGGAACAATATCTAACCAATTTAAAATGGGATGGTGTACCAAGAATAGACACCTTACTAATAGATTATTTTGGGGCGGAAGACAACGCATTTACAAGAGAAGCTATTCGAAAAAGTTTAGTCGCTGCGGTAGCAAGAGCCATTATTGGTGGAGTTAAATTTGACGTTATGACAATTCTTGCTGGTCCTCAAGGAGTTGGGAAAAGTACATTCTTTTCTATATTAGGCAAAGAGTGGTTTAACGACAGCTTACAAACTTTCGAAGGTAAAGAGGCTTCTGAACTTATCCAAGGAAGCTGGATTGTCGAGGTAGGAGAACTTACCGCAATGAACAGGCATGATACTAATGCAATTAAGCAATTCTTGAGTAAAAGAGAAGATATATACAGGGAAGCGTATGGAAGACGTACAAGCAAGTATCCCAGAAGATGTGTTTTCTATGGTACGTCAAATGATGATGAATTTTTAAAAGATCCAACTGGAAATAGACGTTTTTGGCCTATTGATATTTGCTTAGGTGATATTAAAAAAAGTGTTTGGGAGGATTTACCAAAAGAGGTTGACCAGGTATGGGCCGAAGCATATACCCTGTTTGTAATGGGTGAAAGCTTGCAACTTAGTAAGGCGGCCGAAGAGTTGGCCAATATTGCACGGGAACATCATAAAGAGTCTAACGCGAAAGAAGGCTTGATACGTGATTACCTTGATAAACCTATTACTGAGAACTGGTATTCTCTTGATAAGGGTGCAAGATTACAGATTTTATCAGGTAAATTTGATAATGATGCACCAGTAGTTTACAGGCAAAAAGTTTGTGCAGTTGAAGTTTATGAAGAATGCCTAAAAGGTGATTTACGATTCATGAAAAGAAGTGATGCAAAAGAGATAAACCAAATAATTAGTAATATAGTTGGGTGGATTAAGGAAGAAAAATCATCACGTTTTGGAGTTTACGGTCCTCAAAAAGGATTTAAAAGAGTGTAACTTTGGGCGTAACTTTGGTGTAACTTTCAAAAATCAAAGTTACATATCTAAAAATCAAGTGTAACTTTGGTGTAACTTTCAAAAAATATAAAACATTATTATATCAATGTTTATCCATACCAAGTGTAACTTTAAAAGTAGAAAGTTACACCTAAAGTTACACCTCATAAACGTTGATATAATAACTCTAATTAATATTTTATATATACTTTTGTAACTTTAAATACTATATATAATATAAAAATAAAGGAAATATAGAAATTATAGAAATAAATAAATCTATAAATTCTATAAATTCTATGTTTTATATAATGTATAGGAAAAATAAAGTTACAAGTTACAAATTTAAAAAATCTGAAATTGATGATTAGGTTGAATAAAGATAAATGATAGAAAAGCAAATTGAAAAATATTTAACAAAGAAAATTAAAGACTTAAAAGGTTTGTGTTTGAAATTTGAGTCACCTGGATATACGGGTGTACCAGATAGGATTATTATTTTAAAAAATAAACCCGTTGCTTTTGTTGAATTGAAAAGACCTATAGGTGGTAGATATTCAGCAAGGCAAAAATTAGTAGAGAGAGATTTTAATAGGTTAGGTCAAAAAGTTTATAAAGTAAAAAATAAAGAAGAGGTAGATAAGTTAGTAGAGGAGTTGATAAAGTGAAAGATTTTATTCCACATAAATATCAATTAACGGCAATTAATCATGTAATCAATGTTCCTAAGTGCGGATTATTTCTTGATATGGGGTTGGGAAAAACAGTATCAACCTTAACAGCAATTAAAGAATTAAAATACAATAGGTTTCAAGTTAACAAAGTGTTGATTATTGCACCGAAAAAAGTGGCAGAGGGAACATGGTCGAAAGAAAAAGATAAGTGGAGTCATACAAAAGATTTCAGAGTAAGTCTAGTATTAGGAAGTCAACAAAAGAGGATTAAAGCTTTAAGTGTAAGTGCCGATATATATATTATCAATCGTGAAAACATTCCATGGTTAGTAGATTATCTGAGGAATGATTGGTATTTCGATACGGTTGTGATTGATGAAAGCAGTAGTTTTAAAAATAGTCAAAGTAAGAGATTTAAAGCTTTGAAAATGGTGCTACCTAAGATTAATAGGTTGATAGAGTTAACAGGAACACCAAGTCCTAATGGAGTTGAAGATTTGTGGGCCCAAATATATTTACTTGATCAAGGAGAGAGATTAGAGAAATATATCACTCATTTTAGAAATAGATATATGGAGCCAAACAATAGGAATAGGAGTCAAATTTTTGATTATAAAGTTAAAGAAGGAGTCTACGACCACATTATTAATAAGATTTCAGATATTTGTATAAGCATGAAAACAGAGGATTATTTAGAACTTCCAGACTTATCTTATAATGAAATTCCAGTTATTTTAAGTGACAAAGCTAGAAAAGATTATGACAAAATGGAAAGAGATTTTGTCCTGGAGATTGAAGATGCAGCAGAAGAAATAACAGCAGTCAATGCAGCAGCCTTATCTAATAAGCTATTACAAATCAGTAATGGGGCTGTCTATGATAGTTCAGGAGTGTACACCGAAGTTCACAACGCAAAAATCGATTCTTTTCTTGAGTTGGTAGAAAGTTTGCAAGGCCGAAGTTTATTAGTTTTTTACAACTTTCAACACGACAAAGAACGAATTAAGAAAGCGTTAGAGAAAAGCAATTTAGTAGTTCGAGAACTTAAGACGGTTCAAGATGAGGATGATTGGAATGCAAGAAAGATTGACATTTTACTAACTCATCCGGCAAGTGCAGCTTACGGACTTAATTTGCAAGAAGGCGGGAATCATGTTTGTTGGTTCGGTTTGACGTGGAATTTAGAACATTACCAACAAGCTAATAAGCGACTACATAGACAAGGCCAAAAGGAAAAAGTAATAATTCACCACTTAGTGACTCAGGGAACGAGAGATGAAGATGTAATGAGGGCCTTAGACAGCAAAGCAGATGTGCAAGAAGAGATTATGCAAAGCTTGAAAGCAAGAATTAAGAAAGTTAAAGAGGGGGTTAATAAATGACCAACCTACAAAAAATAATGGATCAGATGAAAATAACTGATAAAGAATTACACAAAGTATCAGGAGTACATTTTAACGTGATTAAACTAATCAGAACTGGACAAAGGCTGAGTCCAAGATTTAAAACGTTGAAAAGGCTGGCAGATGTATTAGGATGTAGTCCAAAGGATATAGGAGGTTAAGGAGTATGATAGGAAACAAAGAAAGAATAAGTTTATCACTATTCCTTTTTGGGGTATTGATAGGAACAATACTTATGGCAAGTAACTCATTTGTTTTTAAAAAAGAAAATGAAGAACTAAAAATACAAAACCATAAATTAGAACAAAAACTATTGAAACTTTATGAAGAGCAAGCAGAACAAACAAAAAGAACAGCAGAGAGAAATGGAGTAGGGGGTTAGGGTAATGACAAAAAACAAACTATTAGATTTAAATAATCATTTATTCGAAGTCTTGGAGAGAATTAACGACGACGAGCTACAGGGTGAAAAACTACAAGAAGAAATGGCTAGAGCCAAGACTATAACTCAAATTGGAAATACTATAATCAGCAACGCAAGTTTGGCTTTAGAAGCTAAAAAATATAAAGATGAGTTTGGAAGGGGAACAACGTTACCGTTGATGATTGAAAATGGAAAATAGTGGATGGTTTAAAAAAGGGTGTAAACCAAATGAGACAAGTTTTAAAAAAGGAAACATACCCTGGAATAAAGGTTTAAAAGGACTTACGGGAGCAAATAGAACTAGCTTCAAGAAAGGAAACTTACCTCATAATACAAGAGAAATGTATTCAGAGAGATTAAGCAAAGATGGATATATTGAAATAAAAGTGGGAAGAAATAAGTGGCTAGGTAAACACAGATATATCTGGGAACAGCACTATAAAAAGGAAGTTCCAAAAGGTAAAGTAATTATTTTTCTTGATGGAAATAATAGAAATTTTGATATAGATAATTTAAAACTTATATCCAGAGGAGCATTATTAATTCTGAACAGGAGATATAGACATATCTTAAAAGATAAAGAATTAATGAGATCGTGTGTTGATTTGAGCGAATTAATATACACGTTAAGTAAGAAGAAAAAGTAGGAGGGTAGGAAATGAATGAAGTTAGAATAAAACTTTGGTTTAAAAATGGTGAATTTCTAGAAACTTTAATTGATGCCGCTGATGTTATCGATATAAAGAAGGCTTGTGACAGGGTGCGGCAAGGAACAGTAAGAAACAAGGATTTAAAAATCACTGTTTCAAATAAAACATTTTATGTCGATGATGTAGAAAAAGGGGTATATTGTCGCGATTATCCGTTTACAATACACGAACCATTATCAACTGTAAAGATTGAAGAAAGAAATGGGATAGAAGATGAATTTAATGATATAAAATATAAATTCGACGATTACATAACACGTATAGAAGAAAGATTTTTAATCGCAATGATAATGTTCACATTAATAGTTTTAACATTAGTTGCAGCATGTCGAATTTTAGGAGGATAAGAAAATGTTACAGCCAAAAGTGTATATTAAAAAATTAGATTTAGTATTGCCAGTGGAAATTATTAATTTTCATGAAAAAACAGTTGAAGTTTATTTAAACGACAATGCAGACTATGTGCAGTTTGATTTTGATGAAGTGAGATTTTTAAAAAACACTGGATATAAAGATAAAAACGGCAACTGTATCTGTGAATACGATATAGTCAAGTATCATGATGATGGAGAAGATGAAGATTTAAAAGGTAGTATCTTTATAGTAGTCAAAGAACAGTGTGGAACATCTTATTATTTAGAATATCACGGTTTTAATATGGCTAATCTAATAAATTCATATCAAGATATAACGGTCATAGGTAACATATGCGAAAGTGAGGAGTTGGTGGAGTGAAGTATAAACTAATAATCAAGATGAAAAACGGAGAAGTTTTGGAGTTTCTAACGGACATAAGGTCTATTAATAGACTGAAACTTCGATATGGAATTAGAAACAAAAATTCAACCATTGAAATAGTAGGTCAACTTATTAAGATTAGTGAGATAGAGAATTATAAGTATGCGAAAGTTGATTTTGATGCGGGGATATTTTAGGAGGTATAAAAATGAACAAAGAACAAAAGATACAAGAGTTAACTAAACGAATAGAAAATTCTCAAGCAGAGATAGACGAACTAAAGAAAGAGTTAGAGAAGTTACAAAAGAAACCTTATAAAATAAGTTATCCGAAAGATGGTGCAGAAGTGTATTACTTTGACGATTACACAGGAGAGATAGAAAAAAGGTTATTTGATATAGACCATAGCTATGATAAATATTTATACGAAATAGGTCTATCTTTTCAAACAGAACAACAAGCCGAGTAATTCCTAAAAGAACAAACTTTAATTAAGAAGATAAAATGTTGGGCGAAAGAACAGCAGGGGGATTGGGAGTTTGATTTGGATGAAGACATTACTAAATACGACATATATTATTCTGGAATAGAGAAGAAACTTAATATCTTTGCCGCCCACACTGTAACCGAGTTTAAAAAACTGCCTTATTTCAAATCAGAAGAAATAACCCAAGCTTGCATTGATGAATTTGGTGATGAAATTTTGGAGGTATTTTGCTAATGAAGATTTTAGATAAGATAGAAAAAAAATTAGAGCAAATTGCAAACGGAATAGATACACACCCTAGAACAACATTTACATTTTTAGGTTTGTTAGTATTAATAGCGTTTATATTCTTTTTGCATAGTTTAAGTCGTTTGTAAAAGGAGGACAAGTAATGAAAATTGAGGATTTAAAAGAAGTTAACATTTTAACGCAATATATTAACGGCATAGATGATTTTATTGATACATACAATGAAAATTCAAAAAGTATTGCAATAGATAACGGAATTTGGAGTATGGGTATTAAAAAAGGTCAAGAACACGAAATAATAAACGCATTAGAGAAGATTAAAAGTAATTTAGCAGAACAACTAAAAGAGTTAGGAGTAGAAGTATGATTGTAGATTATGAAAAGGTAGGAAAAAATGAATAGAGAATATACAGTGGATGACGCAAAATTTTTTTTAAAGAACTATAAAAACATACAAATGGAATGCAACGATTTTTTATTAAATGCTTATCAACCGGCAGACAAGAACGAGGTTAGCACGCAAAAGACAGGTAGGGAAAATGAGAGAAACATCATTAAAAAGCTTGATAACAAGGTATATCAAGAGAATAGACGTGTGTTGAAATGTATTGAGCAGTTTCTAAAATCTCTAGATCCCGAGAGTTACAGAATAATATATGCTAAATATTTTAATCGTATGAAGAACTATGATATAGCTAACAAATACCATATGGATATTTCAACTGTTAAAAGGATTGTCAAGCGATTAATGGACGATTTTTTAAAAATTTTAAATAATTTCTAAAATGATGAGCCCAATGAGCCTTTTTCATGTGTTAAAATGGTAGTGTGGGAATTTTAGGTGAGGTAAATTTTTCATAAGAATCTCCAACATATTTTTTATTATTAATTTACGAAACAAGATCAAGCTGTAGAAATAGTTAATCCTTACCTAAATTCAAATCATATTTTTAAAGACAGTCGAGAGATTGTCTTTTTATTTTGTCAAGAAAGGTGGTGGAAAGTTGGCAAAATTGACATTAAAACAACGGAAATTTGCTGATGAGTACATCATTAGTGGAAACATTGAACAATCAGCATTAAATGCGGGTTATTCGGCTAATTACTCAAGAAGTCAATCGCATAAATTGTTGGCAAATGTTGGCATAAAATCCTACATAGACGAACGACTCAAAGAGATAGAATCAGAAAAAACAGCAACGCAACAAGAAGTACTTGAGTATTTAACCTCAGTAATGAGAGGAGAGCATAAAGAACAAACGCTTATAGGACGTGGTCAGGGATTTCAAGAGATCACTAATATATCAGTAAGTGCCAAAGACAGATTAAAGGCTGCCGATATTCTCAACAAGATTCATATGGCGAGAGAAGAGAAGAGTGCTACTGCCACTGAAAATATTGTAATTGTGGATAGGTGGGAAGATGGCTAAGTTTGATGTTCAAAAGAACGTGAATCCACATTTCAAAGATGTTTGGCTTTCTAAAGTGCCTTACAATGTGTTAAAAGGCGGAAGGAACAGTTTTAAATCTTCTGTAATAGCTTTAAAATTAATTAAAGATGTGTCGAAAATGATTGCTAAAGGTGAGAAAGCCAATGTTGTAGTAATCAGGAAAGTGGCAAATACTATTCGAGATAGTGTCTTTAATAAGATAAATTGGGCCATAAACATGTACGGCTTAACAGATTCATTCAAAAGCACAGTATCTCCGTTTAAAATAACTCACAAAGTCACAGGTTCAAGCTTTTATTTCTATGGCGCAGATGACTTTCAAAAGTTAAAATCGAATGATATTAACAATATAATAGCTGTATGGTATGAGGAAGCCGCAGAATTTGACAGCCAGGAGGAGTTTGACCAAACTAACATTACTTTTATGAGGCAGAAACATAAATTAGTGCCGTTCGTGAAATTTTACTGGAGCTATAATCCCCCTAGAAATCCTTATGCATGGATTAATGAGTGGAGTGAAGAAATGAAAACAGTTGAAAATTATCTAGTGCATGAATCAAGTTATTTGAATGATGAATTAGGATTTGTAACTGATCAAATGTTAGCAGATATCAACAGAATTAAAGAAAATGACTTTGATTATTATCTTTATATTTATTTAGGTAAACCAGTGGGAATAGGGAATAATGTCTACAATATGACTTGCTTTCATCCATTACAAGAGTTACCTAGCAATGATAAAATCATAGGAATATCTTATGCGCTCGATACAGGACACCAACAAAGTGCGACAGCGTGTGGCGCTTATGGTATTACTGCTAAAGGTAACGTAATATTACTTGATACGTTTTATTATTCTCCTGCAGGAAGAGCTGTTAAAGCTGCGCCTAGTGATTTAACTATTATGATTAATGATTTTATTTCTAGAGTGCAAGATCTCTACAATGTGCCAACTATTAAATTAACAATAGATAGTGCAGAGGGAGCATTAAGGAATCAGTATTTTAAAGATTTTGGGATTAGATGGAACCCAGTTGCTAAAAGAAAAAATCAAACCATGATTGATACAGTAACAAGTTTATTAGCGCAAGGAAGATTTTTTTATTTAGATAACGAAAACAATAAGATATTCATTGAAGAACACAAAATATACAGATATGATGAGAAAACTATTAAAACACCAGAACCAAAAGTAATTAAAGAAGATGATCACACGGTTGACGAATTTAAGTATTTTGTTTTGGACAATGCAAAATTATTAGGATTAAAAGTATAGGAGTTTAACAATGGGGCTTATACAAATTATTAAGAATTTTTTTAAAAGGAGCAAGTACACAATGCGAGGTAGTTTAACAAGCATATTAGACCATCCGAAGATAGTTGTATCTTCAGAAGAATACAATCGAATAAAGAACAATTTAACATACTTCCAGAGTAAGTTTAAAGATGTTACCTACCTTAACACGGACGGAGAACAGCGCACAAGGAAGTTTAATCACTTACCATTAGCAAGAACAGCTTGTAAGAAGATAGCTGGACTAGTTTATAACGAACAAGCAGAGATCACAGTTGATAATGAAACAATTAATGAGTTTGTTAACGATATTCTTTTAAATGACAGATTTAACAAGAATTTTGAACGATATCTTGAGAGTTGTTTAGCATTAGGTGGAATGGCAATGAGGCCTTATTTTGATGGCAAAACTATTAAGATAGCATTCATTCAAGCACCAGTATTTTTACCATTGCAAAGCAATATGCAAGATGTAAGCAGTGCAGCTATTGTTACTAAAACAGTTAAAAGCCAAGGTAAGACTAATACTTATTACACCTTAATTGAGTTTCACGAATGGAATAATGAAGACTTAACGATAACTAATGAGTTGTATAAATCTACTAATTCAGAAACAATAGGTAGTCAAACGTTGTTAAGTGAATTATATGAGAATCTTGAAGAAAACATTGTGATTAAAGGATTAAGTAGACCGTTATTTACTTATTTAAAAACACCAGGAATGAACAACAAGGATATTAACAGCCCATTAGGACTTTCAATATTTGACAATGCTAAAACAACGATTGATTTCATTAATAGAACATATGATGAATTCATGTGGGAAATAAAAATGGGACAAAGAAGAGTTGCTGTTCCTGATGGATTAACAAACATGACTTTTCAAGCTGGCAAAGACAATAAGTTCGTGACTAAACGAAGATTTGAAACTGATCAAAATGTGTTTGTTCAAATAGGAGGAGGACTTGACGATAATAAAATCGTTGATTTAACTACACCAATCAGAGCTGATGATTATATCAAAGCTATTAACAAAGGATTAGCAATGTTTGAAATGCAAGTTGGAGTTAGTGGTGGAATGTTTAGTTTTGACGGAAAGACAATGAAGACAGCAACAGAGGTTGTCAGCGAAAATTCAGACACTTTCCAACTAAGAAACAGCATTGTGTCACTAGTAGAACATTCAATCAAAGAGCTTGTAGTATCTATTTGTGAATTAGGTAAGGCACATGGAATATATAACGGTGAAATACCTAAACTTGAAGATATATCTGTTAACCTTGATGATGGAGTGTTCACAGATAGAAATGCAGAGCTTGATTATTGGGTTAAAGCATTAGCAAGTGGAATTGTTAGTAAGCAGTATGCTATTTCAAAAGTGTTAGGAGTAACTGATGAAGAAGCTGGCAAAATGTTATCCGAAATTAATGATGAAGCACAACCAGACCTTGAAAGAACTGACGAGGTAATCTATGGAGATAAAGAATAATGACGGTAAATATTGGGTAAAATCAAAAGAAGTTGAAAAATTGTACCACGAATTAACGATGCAGATGATGAACAATATTATCAGGAGATTAAAGCAACGTGGGACGGCTGATTTAATCGATAATCCTTATATTTGGCAATTAGAAAAATTAAATGATATGCACCTATTAACAGAAGAAAGTGTAAGAGATATTTCAAAACGAACAGGAGTAGCTGAGCATGTGTTCAAAGATGTAATTGCTAACGAGGGGTATAAGATTTATCGAGATAGTCATCAACAATTGGCACAGGCTTTAAAAACTAATGTTAAACCTAATCCGTTAGTTCAAGATAGTTTGAACTCGTTAGCAAAACAGACAATGTTTGAACTTAATAATCTAATTAATACAACAATGCCGAAAGCTCTACAAAATAATTATAAAAAGACTTTAGAGAGTGCGGTTGCTAGTGTAGTGTCTGGTACAAAGTCGCACAATAAAGCATTATCAGAAGCGGTTTTAAAAATGTACGAGCGAGGATTTACAGCCTTTAGAGATAGAGGTGGAAAAACTTGGACTGTAGAGCGTTACGCACAAACGGTAATACGCACAACGACATTTAGGACTTATCGAGAAATGAGGGAACGCTCCGCAGATGAATTAGGAGTGGATACATTTTACTACAGCACTAAATCAAGTGCTAGAGAATTGTGTGCACCTCTACAACATCAAATAGTAACTAAAGGAGTAGCAAGAACTATTAATGGTGAAAGAGTGTTAAGTTTACCGGACTATGGATACGGCAGTCCCGGAGGTTGTTTAGGAATAAACTGTGGACACTATTTGACACCATTTGTAGTAGGTGTGAATTATAAACCTGATTTACCTGATTATTTAGAACACTTATCTGAAGCGGAAGCTAAACAAAACGCTCTTGATAAAGCGAGATTAAAAGCATTTGATCGTGAGATTAGAATTAACAGAGATAAGCAAAAGTTAATAAGGAATTTAGATGATAAAGAGATGTTACAAAAGTTGAAATTGAGAGAAAAAACTCTTTTAGGCGGGCGTAAGAATCTTATAGAAAAGAATCCCACAGTAGTTGATAAGTATCCTGCTAAAAATGTTGAAGATAAGCCGAAAAAGGTGTATAATAAAGATAGGAGAGATTATAAGGTTTTAAATATTTCTCAAATTGAGAAATTACAGAAAAATAGTGATACTGTATATAATAAATTCACTGATAAAGAATTGAAATCTTTAAAATCTTATACACAAGGCGGCTATCAACAAATTAATGATTATTTAGTTGGTGATGAATACTATAAACGTGGGGAAGATGTTAAAAATATTGATTCTGCCATTAGAAAGTTTAAGTTAGATAAAGATTTGATAACTTTTAGAGGTACAAAAGCTAAATATTTTAAAGGTGTTAGTGAAGGGGATATTATTTCAGGTAAAGTATTCTATTCAACAAGTTTAGATAAAGATCAAGCAATGGCTTTCTATACTGATATAAAAGATTATTACGAGGAGGAAGCTAAGTTTTTAGAAATTCACGTCCCTAAAGGTACAAAAGCTTTATATATTGGAGCGAATACAAATTATGAAGTTAACGAAAAAGAATTGTTACTTTCTAACAAATTGAAATATAAGGTTAAAAAAATTGATGGGGACCGAATGATTTTGGAGGTGCATAACGATGAGTAAAAAGAAATTAACAGAAGTCGAATTTAAAAGATTTAGTTATTTACGACACATCCCTAATTATAATAAGACTGATAATGAATTTGAGGAATATCGCCAATTTGCTAAAAGAGTAGGACTTCCTGATCCTGATAGAAATTCAAAAGTAAGACCGTTACACGAAAATAAAGCACTTAGTAAATAATACTAGGTGTTTTTATTATGTAATTTTTCGTCCTAGACATGACGTTAAAAGGTCTTTTTATTATGCCTTGCACGGTGTAACAGTGCTAAATAAAGTCTAAAGGACGTAAAACGAAAGGAGCTTAAATTTATGAGCCTAAAAAGAGAAATGTTGGTTGAAGCAGGGGTTACAGATAAGGATGCGATTGATAAAATCATGCAAGCGTACGGTGCAGGTTTGGAAAACGCAAAAAATCAAGCGAAAACAGAATTGACTGCTGAAAATGAAACATTAAAATCACAACTTGAATCACAAAAAACTAAACTTGAAGAGCTTACTAAAAGTAATGATGCTAATTCAGAGGTTAAACAGGCTTTAGAAAAATTACAAGAAGAATACAATCAATTCAAGGTTGATAGTGATAACAAGTTGGCACAAATAAATAAAACAAATGCTATTGCTTTGGCACTAAAAGATGTTAAGGCACACGATAGCGATGTTCTGATGAAACTTATCGATGTGGATAAGATTGAGTTAGGAGAAGATGGAAAGCCTAAACTTGATGAGGTAGTTAACTCGTTAAGAGAAAGTAAACCTTTCTTATTTGAACAGGAACAACAAGCGAACACACCTCAAATTTCAGTAGGGGGCAATCCTAGTGGAACTGGACAAAATACAAAAGATCCATTCCAAGCAATTATAGATTTATATAAATAAAAAGGAGAAAAAATAAATGGGAACAGAAAATAATAATTTACCTGTGCGCCAATATGCGCCTCAATATAAACAAGTTTTATCAACAGTATTTGATGTAAAGAAAGCATTTGAAGGAGCGTTAGCACCTATTCAAACATTAGACGGTGTACAACACAACTCAAAAGCTTTTATGGTTAAAACTAACGGAACACCTGTAGTAGTAGGGACGTATAATACCGATGCAAATACAGCATTTGGAACAGGAACTGGAAAAGGAAGTAGATTTGGGGAGTTAAAAGAAGTAATTTATGGAGACACAGAGGTAAACTATGATTACACTTTAGCAATCCACGAAGGTATCGACCGTTACACAGTTAACAATGATTTAAATGCTGCAGTAGCAGACCGATTAAGATTACATTCAGAAGCACAAACGAGAGAAATAAACAAACGTGTGGGTAAATACTTGTCTACTAATGCAGGGAAAACAGAAACTTTAGCTGACTTAAAAGAAGTAACTATTCAAAAGCTATTCAATACGGTTAATGTATACGTTGTTAACACGGAGATTAACGCTCCTGTTAAATGTTATTTAAGACCGCAACTTTACAATGCTATTGTAGATATGGCTTCAACAAATAAATCAAAAGGATCAAATGTAAGTTTAGATTCTAACGGTTTATTAAAATATAAAAGCATTGAGTTAGTTGAAACTCCTGAACAATATTTTGAGAATAACGTAGTTGCTATTTTCTCTCCTGACGGTATTGTAATTCCATTTGTTGGTATTGAAACAGCAAGAGCGGTTGAATCAGAGGAGTTTGACGGTGTTAAACTACAAGCAGCTGCAAAAGGCGGAACTTTTGTTCTAGATGATAATAAAAAAGCTATCATCAAAGTAACAAGCACTACACCATTGGCTTAGGAGGAAAAATAAATGGTTAAATATATAACAAATGTAGAATTTAAAGACAGATACACTTGGGAAATAATTCCGAAAGGAACAGAGTTAGAATTAACAGAGGAAAGAGCGGAAGAAATCATCAACGTATTAGGGGAAGAAGCTCTTATTAAAGAAGGAGAGAACAGAACTCAGGGAGATGTAAAAGAAGATATTGAAGAAGCTCTTATTAAAGAAGGAGAGAACAGATCTCCAGGAGATGTAAAAGAAGATGATAAAGAGGTTGAGTAATTCAGCCTCTTTTTTAGGAGGTTAAACAATGAATTATTTAACTTTGGAAGAATTTAAAGAACTAGGTTTTGCAGAAATTAAAGATTTTTCAGATTTAAGGCAAAGAGCAGAAATGGCAATTGACTTGTTTACAAATTATTTTTATCAAAATAACAATTTAGAAGATGATATTCCCCCTAGAAAAAAAGCAGTTAAACTTGCTATTGCTAATCAAATACGTTATTTAAATGAGTCCGGCATTCTCACTGCCGAAGATAAAGTAACGTTTAATAGCGTAAGTATTGGACGTACCACTTTTAATTATGGGAACGAAAACAACGCTAACCAAGAAGCTAGTAAGCTTAATTTATCTTTAGACACTATGAACTTACTAAAAAGCGTAGGATTTGGTTATAGAGGAGTTTGTTATGATAGATAAAAGACTTCTTAAAGATTCTATTTCGGTAAGTTTAGCAGGAGAAAAAGATAGTTGGGGGAAAGTTAAATATCAACAAACTTTCGAGGTTGAAAATGTTAGATTTGATAGAAGTTCAATAGATAAGTCAATAAACACTCAAAGTTTAACTAACATTACAAGGTTAAAATCGGGGATTATTTTTATTTATCCAAAATATTCAAACGTTGAGGTTGATGATAGTTGGCTACAAGCCAAAATTAATGATTATCACGGAGAATATAAAGTAATTGGGATAGAGACTAATTACTTTAGGGGAAAGGTATTTTCCTATGAATTAACGGTGATTTAATGAGTTTAAAAGTATCATACGATTTAACACCATTAGAGAAAAAATTTGGTCCAGGCAATGTGAAAAACGCTAAAACCATGGTAGCTAATCAAATAGTAATAGACAGCGATAAATATATCCCAAGCGATGGAAAAGGGGTATTAAGAGCTAGTGGCCATGCTAGTAATGGCGCAGCTATTTGGAATACTGTCTATGCTAGAGCGCATTTCTATGGTACTAACGGGATAGTAACGTTTAGGAAATACACTATTCCGGGAACCGGCAGTAAGTGGACTGAAAAAGCTTCTGACGTTAATATGGGACGTTGGGAAGAAATAGCTAAGAAAGGATTGGGGATATCATGATAAACAACGATTTTCAAGAAGTACTTTGTGGTTATTTAAACTCATTAAACTTACCTCTAAAAGCAAGGTTGGATTACTTTAACGAATCAGACGATTTAGTCATCAATCTGATTTCTGGAGGGAAAGTGGAACAATTATATATGGACGGATCACAAGAAATTAGTTTACCTTTTGAAATTGCCGTAAAAAGTCAAGACAATCAAAAAGCAAACTCAATAATGTGGACTATCCACTCTGCTTTATCTGATTTTAATATACAATTACCTAGTTTAAACGGTTCTTATCAATTTTTAAGTCTTGAAGTTGGTAAGCCAGCCATAAATGGAAGAGATGAACAAGACTTTTTTATTTACACGTTAAACATAAAATCAAAATTAGAAGTATAAAAGGAGAAAACTATATGACAAGACAAAAAAACGCGCTGAGAAAACATTTTATAGCACCATTTAATCCGGCTAACCCAACAACGGAGCCTGAGAAACAAGCGTTTAAACTATTAGCAAAATATATTAAGACTGTTAATGATGAAACTGATGAAGATACAGATGATGTAGCTTGGTACGACGGCGACGGTACACCAGAAGAACAGGTTAATTCTGTAAAACCTGGATATTCGTTTGAAGGAGATTTTGACGTTGAAGACGAAGCGCAAGCATTAATTGCTAGTTTAAAATACAAAGTAGGAGATGCGCGTAAAGTTTGGTTTAAAGTAGTTTCGGCGGATAATAAGAAACAATGGACTGCAGTTGCAAATGTATCCGGAATAAAAACTGGAGAAGGCGATGCGAATGAATACGAAAAATTTGAAGTAACGATTAAATGGATAACTTTACCAAAAGAAACACCAGTAGCATAATTTAGGAGGTAAAAAGCATGGTAGTAATTAAGAAGTTTGAAAATACAATTCCGATTGATTTTGGAGAGTTCGAGTTAAGATATGTGGCAAGTGATGAAAATTTGCAAAATCTAGTTAAGTTGAGTGAAAAAGCTAATAAAGTAGAAGAAACATTCAAAAATTTAAAAGGAACGATAGATGATTTAAAATCTATTTTAGAGTTTACAAAAGAGTTATGGATTGAATTATTTGATGAAGAGACCTTTATTAAAATTTACGAGTACTGTAACAAATCAACTATCCCAACTTTTATTGCTTGTATTCAAACAATTAGGGGGTTAGCAGACGAAATTCCTAATTTGGTAAATGAGAATACGTTAACTAAATATCTGAGCAACTAACCATGCTTGATTTATCTCACAAATTAAAAGATGAATTAATCGTTGGTAGTGAAAGATATGAGCTAGATTTATCTTTTGACAATGTGTTAAGGGTGTTTGATATGCTGCAAGATGAGGAAATCTCAGATGAATTTAAACCTTATCTTGCCCTTGTTATATTTACCAAACAAGAGCTTGATAATTTCACAAAATATAATTTTGAAGATATAGATACTATCTTAAAAGAAATTTTTCAAGAGCATATTGAAAACGAAAAACTCAATCCTATTGAATATGATTTAGCCGGTAATCCAATGCCGGAGCGCAGGGGAGAGGAAGAGGAGCAATTATATAGTTTGAAATTCGATTCAGATTATATATTTGCTTCTTTTTTTCAGGCTTATAACATAGATTTGATTGAGCAACAAGGTAAATTACATTGGAAAAAGTTTAATGCACTATTAAACGGTTTGCCAGACGGGACAAAATTTGTAGAAGTTATCAAAATTCGTTCTTGGAAACCAAGTAAGAGTGATAGTTCGGAATATAAAGATCACATGAGAAAACTTCAACGCTTATATGAACTTCCTATCGACGATTAAAATTTAAAAAGAAAGGAGGTAAATATATTGGCAGAAGGTAAAGTTAAAATAGATGTCAACCTTAATGAGAAAGGTGCTACCGCCGGTATAGGTAGGTTAAAAGGAGCATTAAATGGTCTTGAAGGAGCTGGAAATAAAGTAGGTTCTGTTTTTAAAAGTGTGTTAGGAGCTAATTTAGTAAACTCAGCTATTGTTGGTAGTATTAGAGGAATATCTAACAGCGTTAAAAGCATGACTAACGAATTAAACAGCTCTGCGAAAGCGTGGAAGACTTTCGAAGGTAATATGCAGATGATAGGTAAGTCTGCAGATGAAATTGCTCAAGCGAAGTCTGTTATGCAAGATTATGCTACAAAAACTATTTATAGCGCTTCCGATATGGCTTCTACCTATTCACAATTAGCAGCGGTAGGAATTAAGGAAACAGATAAGTTAGTAACTGGATTCGGTGGTCTTGCAGCTGCTGCAGAAAATCCACAGCAAGCAATGAAAACTTTAAGTACGCAAGCCACTCAAATGGCGGCTAAACCGAAAGTAGCATGGCAAGACTTTAAGTTAATGATGGAACAAACTCCCGCAGGAATGGCTGCCGTTGCAAAAGAAATGGGAATGTCATTAGCTGAGCTTGTTAAAGGTGTTCAAGATGGGACTGTTAAAACAGAAGACTTCTTCAACGCGATTAAGAAAGTTGGAAATAATGATCACTTTTCTAAAATGGCGACACAATTTAAAACTGTAGACCAGGCAATTGATGGAGCAAGAGAATCGATAGCAAATAAATTAATGCCCACTTTTGAAAAGTTCAACAAGTTCGGGATAAAAGCTATTGTAGGAATCACAGAAGCTTTAGAAAAGCTCGATTTTGGTGCATTAGCTGATAAAGTTGGAAAGTTCCTCGATGGGATAGACATAGAAGGGATAATCAATGGAATAGCATCCTCAATAAGAAATGTGGTAACAGTAGCAAAAGAATTGTGGAAAGGATTAAACGATAGCGGAGCAATTAGTGCAGTTATTAGTGCATTCAAAAACATTAATGGGGCAATTAGCAACGTTATTAAATCTTTAGCAAATAGCGGGGTAATAAGCACAGTAGCGCAAGCTTTTGGTGTATTAGTTAACGTAATTGCTAGAGTTGTTGGTGCTTGTGCAAAATTTACCGCATCTTTACCACCAAGTGTTATAAGTGGCATTGCATATGCCCTACTAGCAATAGTAGGTTCGTTAAAAGCTATTAAGTTAGCAACAAAAGGTTTAAATTTTATTAAAAGTTTAAATCCTTTTAAATTGTTTAAGAAGAACGCTGTTAGCACTTTAGAAAGTGCAGGTAAAGGAATTAGTAAATCTGTTGAAGGGATAGGTAAAGGAGTTCAAAAAGCTTCCCAAGGGCTTGGAGATGGAATAAGAAAAGCGCTACAAGGAGTTAGTTCGGTAATTCGTTCTTTAGGAACTGCTGTTGCAACAGCTTCTAAAGGGATTGGAACTGGATTAGCGATAGCATTTAGAGGTTTAGGTCAAGCTATAGCAATAGTACCACCAACCACATGGTTGGCATTAGGGGCTGGAATTGCATTAGTTTGTGTAGGACTTGCGCTTTTAGGAACTCAAGGTGATGGAGTTGCTAAGGTCTTTCAAGCCTTAGGAAGTGCCGTGTCACAAGTTATTCTTGCTTTAGGAACTGGCTTATCAGCCGTTTTAGTTTCATTAGGTAGTGTTATTCAATCGGTTGGAACAGCTATTCAAAGCGTAGGTAATGGAATACGATTAGTATTTGAAGGAATAGGAACAATTATCCAATCGGTAGGTATCGCTATTAAAGGGACTTTAGAGGGTCTAGCTCTAGCATTTACTGGATTTGGTAATGGGGTACGACTTGCTCTTGAAGGAGTGGCAAGTGTTATTCAATCAGTAGGGACTGCTATTAAATCAGTTCTTGAAGGATTAGGAACTGCATTTGAAAAGTTCGGTACTGCCGTAAAAACTGTGTGTGAAGGTGTAAAAACAGTAATTGATAGCATAGGTGACTCAATCAGAAAAATTCTTGATGGGGTAGCGAACGTTATTAAAAGCATCGGAGAATCAGCAGAAAAAGCTGGAAATGGATTCAGATTATTTGCCGAAGGGGTGAAAACTCTAGTTGATTTAAATTTAGGTGATTTGGTCGCTACTTTAGCTGCAACTGCTTTAGGTGTGGGGAAAATTTCTGCACACGCAGGAGAAATGACTACAGCAGGAACCGGAATGCAAACGATGGCACAAGGTTTATTAAGTTTAGGAGAAGCAGCCAACTCTGTTCAGGGGGCCTTGACTTCTATTCCTACTTTAATTACAAACCTAAATACATCATTAAACGGATTACCTGCAACGCTAATTTCAACATCAACAGCGGTTCAAACGTTCAGTGTTAGTGTTGTTGCATCTCTAGCCGGATTAATGAGCGCCAGTGGATATATAAGTTCGTTCAATTCTGAAATATCTACAATGGGCTCAACACTATCTAATGTAAACGGAGTTGTAAGCGGATTTACTTCAACACTAGCGAGCGTTGGCTCTGCAATGGGCGGTTTAGCCACTTCTATATCAAGTGCTATGAGCAGTGCGCAAAGTGCGGTTCAAGGAACTTGTCAGCAAATGACCTCTATTCTCCAACAGACAGCTAGTAGAATGGCAATGGAAGGAAGAAAAGCCGGGCAGGAAAGTGGTAAGAATATTGCTGAAGGACTTAGAAGTAATGAGGGTAATGTTCGTTCAGCGATGGAAAGTATCAAGAATACTATCCAAAGTATAGGACAAAGTATTGTACCGGTTGCTCAAAACATTGGTGCTCAGGTAAGTAATGGTGTTGCTCAAGGTATGTATTCGGCTTTAGGAGCTGTTACTGCTGCAGCAAATGCTATTATAAGTGAAGTTGATAGAGCGTTAAGAGCAAAAGCTCAAATTCACTCACCTTCAAGACTTACTGATAAACGAACCGGACGACACTTAACTGGAGGTGTTGCTCGAGGAATGGTTAAGAATATGCCTGTGTTAAATAAGGCGCTTGATATGTATCAACGCACTATTTCAGCGTTTAAACCTAAACCGCCGGAAGCAATGTTGAGTTTAGGAACTAATTCGTTAAGATTTGCTCCTGTTGGAAGTAACTCTAATAGTAGCGTAACGAACAATAAAACTAATAATTATGGATCACTTCTTCACATTGAAAATCTACACACAAATAGTAAAGAAGATGTTAGAAAAATCTATAATCAGATTAAATTCTTAGTAAAAGAGGAGGAAGATAGACTTTGATAACTAAATATATTACTTATGATAAGCTTAATACAAAAGAATTAGGACTAAGATTAGTTGATGATATTGAGTTAGAGTCTTCTTCTAACTCAGTAGAATTAATAGAGATAGACGGTGTTAACGGGGCTAAAATTAAAGATAATAAAAGATTGAATGTGGTAGAACGTGCTTTTCCTTTCAAAATATACGATGAAAAAGCTAACGTAGAAACCACTATTGAAAAATTAAATGATTATCTCGTTAATATAGAGCCGAAATGGTATGATTTTGGATTGAGTTGGGATAGTAATTATCTTTATAAAGCGTATTTCTTTGAAACTTTTAAAATTGAAGGGACTTTAACTAGTAAGAAAAAATGTATCTTAAATTTCAAAATTCATCCTGTTAAATACTTGAAAACAGGACTTAATAAGATATCAGTTTCTAATGGCCAAATATTAAGAAACCCAGAAAGAAGAAAAGCTAATCCTCTTATTAAATTAAGAGGAACAGGAGATATTAATTTGAATATTAATTCTCAAATATTTAGGTTGAAAGGTGTTAGTGGACACATTAATATTGATTGTGAAACTCAATCGGCCCACTGGGATAATAAAGAACCGCAGTACGATAAAGTGTTCACTTATCCATTTCCACACCTTGAAATAGGAGATAACACAATAACATGGGATAATAATTCTTTTGTGGTTGAAATCACTCCAAGATGGGAGGCGTTAGTTTAATGGCCTATCCGATTTTATACAAAGCAAATGAAACAAACTTTGAACATTTGGGAGTATCGGTTCTTTCTGATGCTTCTGAATGTTATGTGACCAAAGAAAAGAATGGTATATATATCCTGGAATTTGATTACCCCGTCAACGGTAAGGATATTAAAAAGATAGAAGAGGGAATGTTGATAAAGGTCGATACTGGATATCGAACTAAAAATCAACGATTTGAAGTTTCTAAAATAACTAAAACAAAAGAAGGTTACAAAATCTATTGCCAACATATCTCACAAGCAAAAACATCGAAGAACGCTCTCAGACCTGATGTTTCAGTTGATGGTGATGCTACAAGAGCACTATTGACTTGGAGAGATAATTTGCTTGATAGTAGAGAAGAGTTTTTTGTATGGTCCGATATTTTAACCAATAATAAGACTACCTGGAAAATTGAAAGTATCGATAATGCAAGAGAAGCGCTTGGAGGTAAAGCGGGATCTATTCTTGATGTATGGGGCGGAGAGTATGAGTTCGATAATTTGAATATCAAACTCCATAAACAAATGGGGGTAGATAGTCCTACAATAATTGCTTACGGAAAAAACTTATTAGATTTAGAGCAGGAACAGTCGATTTTAGAAACTTATACCACCGTATTCCCTTTTAAAAAATATACAGACGACAATAATCGAGAACAGTTAATCACTCTTCCCGAGATTTTAATTGATAGTCCACATGTGGGAAAATTTACGCACAAAAGAATATTAAAGATTGACTTTTCTAATGATGAAGATTTAAAAACTGTAGAGCATTTGAGAAATAAGGCTAATTCTTATATTAAAAGTAATAATGTAGGAGTGCCTAGTGTAAATCTTAAGTTAAATTACCAGGACTTATCAAAAGTAGAGGGTATATTTGATACTCCTGCGCTTGAAGAAGTAGATTTATGTGATAGGTTAAAAGTATTTTACCAAGATCTAAATATACTTAATGAAAATGCTAAAGTAGTAAAAGTAGTCTGGGATGTCATTCTTGAAGAAAATCACGAAATAGAGGTTGGAGACAGCAGAGCTAGCTTTAATAGTGGCGCTAATGCAAAAATAGAATCTCTTCAAACTCAAACAGATAGTTTAAACGCTAGAATTAATGCCCTACTGGAAGAACAAGAAGCAATATTTCAAAAATACTTTAATGAAAAATCAAAAGAAATTGAGGATTCTGTAAAATCTGGGATAGAAAAAGCAAAACTTGAAGTCGAGAAAAACCAACGAGAAAAAGCTATTGAATTAGAAAATAAAATAAACACTTTCAAAACAGAAGTCAATTCAACTATAAAAGAGTTTAACAGCAAATTATCCAGCTTTGATGGTGGTAATTTAGATGAACTTAGAAAGAAAATTGAAGAGACTAACCAAATAGCTGAAACTACAGTAAAAATGGTAGGTACAGATGATAGTATCACTTATAACAAAAACAGATTAGAAGGTGCTACCGAGCGAGAGATACCACTAGGAACAGCTTACATAGAATTATCTCACAATGGAGATGGTTTTGAAGTGGGGAAAGAATACACTATAAGCTGGGAAGCAGAGTGTAGAACCCACGATTTTACTGATATAAAAGTAGTATTTAACAAACCATTACCTTTTACCGCAAGAGTAAGTTTAGTATCGAAAAACAACCTATATCCTAGAATAGATAAAGTGCTAGAAAAAGGAACAAAAGAAGTGGACTTACTTCACGTCTATAGTTCTACATATAACAACTTATTACTTAGCGATTGGTTGGAAATGGTATATACAACAGTAGAAATATCTAATAAAAATGTTTTGAATATCAATATAATTTTTAAAAAGATAGCGGATGCTAATGACCATCCAGAGTTTACAGAAGATTGGATGAAAGAGTGGCAAGGAGAATGGAACGAACAACCGCAATATATAATAGATGGAGGTGTCAACTAGATGTCAATAGAAAAAATACCTTTAAGAGTGCAACATAAAAGAATGGCAGCTAATGAGTGGCGAAACAGCTCCCTTATCCTCCTGGATGGAGAAATAGGTGTAGAGAGCGACACAGGATATTTAAAAGTTGGTAATGGTAGAAGTAGATTTAGTGAGTTGCAATATTTAACAGGACCTAGAGGAGCTACTGGTGAGCGTGGTTTAACTGGACCACAAGGCCCGGCAGGGAGAGATGGACAAGTTACTTTTGCTGCTTTAACTCAACAACAAAAAAATGAACTTAAAGGAGAGCGAGGGCAACAAGGGGAACGTGGTTTACCTGGACAACCCGGAAGAGATGGAATAAATGGAACACCGGGAATTAATGGGCGCGATGGGGTAAGTAGTTACACTCATATTAAATATTCTAATAATTCTAATGGATACGGAATGAGTGATGATGCTAATTCTCTATACATTGGTATATATACGGGAACAAGTTCAACACCACCAAATAGTTACACTTCTTATAAATGGTCGAAATTCAGAGGAGCTGACGGATTGCAAGGCTTACAAGGAGCAACCGGAAGAGCGGGTGTAGACGGAAAACCCGGACAAAATATAATCAACCAACAAAATAATCAACCTATGAAGTATTGGGCGGGTACAGAAGCTCAATATAACGCTATTCCTACCAAAGATGCTAACACAATATACGACGTATTCAAGTAGGTGCTATTATGGAAAGATTAAAAATAATAGTAGGTGGTAAAGAAATAGCGAAAAGATATGTAGGAGATAGGTTAGTTTGGGAAGGTATCACTTTGATTTTGAGGTTGAATTATGCAACGGTTTTAAAAAGAAGAGGAGAAGTGATGTTAATAACATTATACGGAGGGGAAATGAATACCGATAATGTTACCAAAATAGTGTTAGATGACTTAGTATTGACTGAATTTAACTCTTTAAGATTGGAACGCTCTAATTTTAAATTAAAGCTATCAGACGGAGAAATGGCAAAGTTAAAAGAAGGAAGAATAAATATTGTTGAGTTTTGGGGAAGGGGGTAGTGTATGGATATAGAAATTCAAAATAAAAAAAATGAAGCACTTTTTAAAAATGGTAAATATCAATTTACATTTATCCCTAAACTTCCTACAGAAAAAATTAAAATACATCACATGGGATGTGTTGGAGATACTAGATTAAATCACATTCAGTTAGAACAAGGAACAGAAGTTACTTATTTCGTTGCACCGGACAAGAAAGTCAATTCTTTAAGTGGGATATTTAAACAATTAAGAGATTTAGATGTTCAGATGCGAGACCAAAACAGCGAGCTTTGGGGGAAAATTAAACTTAATAATACTGGTGCTATCCTAGATTTTTATAATGAAAACATTAAAACTCAATTAACAACGTTAGCTGGTAAAGTTAATTTAGCAATTAGTGAACTTGATAATAAAGTTTTAAAAAAATCAGATGTTTCTGTTACATCTAATGGGATAACATTAGGAAGCGGAAAAACGATTGATGGACGAACTATTGCTAGTATTATGAAAGTTCAACCTGACAGTATAGACTTGATAAGTCCTCTTATTAGAGTTACCGGAGATATGGTTTTAGATGGAACGCTTGAAGGTAGAAAAATCAAAGCTAATACTTTGGAGACAGGACACCACAAAGCGGGAAGTATAACTACAGAAATACTTGCAGCTAATGCAGTTAAATCAAACAATCTATATGTTGATAATGCGATGATTATTAAATTCTTGGCTAATAGTGCTTTTATCACAGAATTATTTGCTAAAAAAGCATTTATTAACCAACTACAAACAGTCAAGATAAATTCTACTCAAATAGATACAGAAAGCCTTAGAGGTAAAACTATAATCGGAGCTGAAATTACTGGGCGAAGCAGAATTACATTAGGCGAATATGGATATATGCAGCCTACAGAAAGTGGAGGGCTTCAAATTAATTCGCCTCACAACTATTCAAGTAAAGATGGCATAGGCATTCAGATAGTAGGTGGACGTGATAGAGGAAAAGATGTTCCTTACGGAATGTTTATTTACCAAGACAGTGATTTTACTGTAGGAGGTAATACTCCTGTAGATACAAACGCATACTTATTGACAGTTAAAGGTTTTATTAATACAAAAGGAGTCAACAACCTAAAATTTGCTAATCATCATGATGGCAGTACGTCTGTTGGGGTTTGGGATAGAAATGTAGCCTTACTTTTTGATAGAGAAAATAATGATATGTTTTACCATTACAACGGTAAAAATTATAGTTTATGGGAAATTGTTAAACAATATTTTGATACTACTTCTGATATTAGGTTGAAAACTGATATTATTAATTCAGAAGCTAATGCTCTTGCTAAATTAAAATTATTTTCATTCAAGAGTTTTGATTGGAAAGAAAGAGAAAATTTTGGAATTAAACCTCATACAGAAATAGGTTTAATAGCTCAAGATGTAGAAAAGATAGATAAGACTTTTGTGAAGTTGGTCGGCGAGTATATGACACTAGATCATTTCAATTTGCTAACTTTTAATCTAAAAGCAACTCAAGAACTTTATTATCGTGATATAGAAAAAGATAAAAAATTAATCAAGTTAGAAAAAAGAATTAAACAGATGGAGGAAAAAATACATGCAGCATAACGAGGTACTACCAATACATTTAATAGCTCAAGAATTAAGCGAGAAAACAGTAGAGCTTGCTCATTACAAGGTAGCTTATCAACAACTTAATGAAGAGGTGGAAGAACTAAAAGGGTTAAAAGAATTGATTGACTCTAACAAGGAACTAAAAGAGTTGGTAGAGGAGATAAAGTCTAAGGAGGATAAATAATGGCATTAGAACTTATTGACAGAGCGGCAATACCGGAAGCCGGAGGATACAAAAGTGTATCTGTTAACTTTTCATTGAGAAAAGGTAGTGTATTTTTAACTGGCGGAGCTGATTTACCGGGTAAATACGCTACAGTATCAGATAATGAAATATTAGAGGAAATAAAACGTCAATTAGCAATTCAAATGTACGAAGGCGACTCTACACCGGCATTAATCACAGAGTATGCTAATTTAACTCGTCAAATGATTGTTTTAGGAAGTGGTAATGTAGATCATAAAGCAAGGGAAAAAGCACTACATAAACTAGTTAATAAGGTCAATAAAGGTAATGATAAATTGCTTATGATCTTGCTGTTAGATGTACTGGATGCTAAAACTATCAATGATAATAGAGATATTATTATTGATACTTTTGACTCTTACGAAGTAGGGGTTGATTATTCTGTAGGAGATAAATTCAAATACGATAATCGACTATTTGAAGTGTTAGAAGAGCATACATCAGTAGAAGTATGGAAACCTACAGGAGAGCCTACTAAGTACAAAGAAATAATTTTAACGAGGGAGGAAACGGACAAGAAAGAAGATTTAGAAGATGAAGCAGGACGTTATATCACAAAAGCACAATTAAATGATGCAATGGCAGGAGTATTTCAAGCAGTTATGAAAGCTGTAGAAGAAATGTTTGAGGAAGAAGAAGGAGGAGAAGAAAATGGAAATACTGAACACGCTAGCAATGGGGTATCACACAGCGAAGGGGGTATTGAGAGTAATGAGACCAAGTAGATTAAGATTTAAACCTACTGATTTTTTAGTTAGACTTCATGTAGAAAGAATAATCGGCGGTGGACGTACGATTGAAGATGTACCTAATATTGGTAATCTTAGAGAAGTTGTTCAACAAGAAGTAGATAGAATTTTAAAAGAAGCGGAAGAGAAAAAAGGGCAAGAATAATCTTGCTCTTTTAAATTTATAAAGGAAGTGAGGACAATGAATTTGTTTGAGTGGTTAAGACAGTTTATAGAAACGGAAGATGGGAAGATACTATTTATATTAACAATGATAGTATCCGCAATGATTATTGATTTTCTAACAGGAACGATAGCAGCAAAAGTCAACTCCAATATTACCTTCAACTCGAAAGCTGGAATTAATGGTATTTTGAGGAAATTGGCTAGTATTTCAATTATGGTATTTTTCATTCCGTTATCAGTATTAATACCAGCGGGAGCGGGAGTAGCGTTAGTGTATACCCTATATATCGGATATTTAGTAATGGAGTTAAAAAGTATCGCTGAAAACTTAGGTAAAATGGGAGTGGACATAGAAACATTGAAAGATATTATAGATTTACTAAGTAAAAATAAGGGAGGTAAATAATATGACAGAGTTACAACAATTTATAAGTCCAGCGGTAGTTGGGATATGCTGGTTAATCGGAAATACCCTAAAATCAAGCGTACCTAAGTTACCTAACAATTACATTCCGTTAGCGTTAGGATTGATAGGTGCTATTTTAATGGTCGTATTGAACGGATTTAGCGGTCAAAATTTAATAATTGGTGTAGTTAGTGGACTTAGTGCTACTGGAGTACATCAAGCATACAAAGGTTTCTTGAAAGAAGAAGAGAAACCTAAAAACGATAACGAACAACGTTATCCGGGAGGTAATTAATTATGGCTACACAATTAGAAATGATTAATTGGGCGAAGGCTCAAGAGAATAAATGGATTGATGTAGATGGTGCTTACGGTGCGCAATGTGTTGATTTAGCAATGAAATATTGTCAAGTATTTGGTGGAATGATACCACATGGCAACGCTATTGATTATTTAAACAATGCTATTCCTGAAAGATGGACACATCATTCTAGTGGAGAAATTCAACCGGGAGACCTCGCTATTTGGAAATGGGGTAGCTGGGATATATACGGACACATCGGTATCGTTATTTCTGTTAATGGTCGATATGTTACTTCTGTTGAGCAAAATGTGGATGGAGCAGCAGTCGGAGTAGGTGGATACGCTCGCATTCGTACGCGTGATGATAGCTGTTTAGTTGGATTTATTCGTCCAGCTTATTCTGAAAATGGTTGGGTTAAAAACGAAACTGGTTGGTGGTACGATTTAGGAAATGGAGACTATTATAAAGATTGTTGGAAATTAATCAATGGTTCATGGTTTAAATTCAATGAAGAAGGTTATGTTCTAGAAAATCAATGGTATCATGATGAAGAAAAAGACCGTTGGTATTGGTTGAATAAAGGCGGATATATGGCGAGTAAAGCATGGCGATATATCAATAATAAGTGGTATTATTTCCACGAAAACGGAGAAATGGCGACAGGTTGGATAGAATATCAAGGTAGATGGTATTACTTAAATCACGGTAATGGAGATATGGTTTCAGAAGAATACCGAAAAATTGGCGATACATGGTATATGTTCAACGAAAACGGAGAAATGTTAGCTGATAAGAAAATTGAAATTGGTAAAGATGGAGCAGTAAAAGTGCTAGAATAATATTACACCCCCTTTAATTAGGGGGTTATTTTTTTGTTGACAAATACAAAGAATGATTGTAAAATAAATAATACCTAAATACCATTCCCCCTTTAACTTCGGTTAGGGGGATATTTTATTGACAAAATTGAAAATTAATAGTATTATAAAATCATAGATAAATACGGTATTTTATTATTTGAGAGAATGTTTATTTTGAATCTAACTCATTCGAGTTCAAATAAAGATTTATCTAAAACGCCATTAGGCTGAGCTGGTGTCAGCTCATTTCCCCCTTGACGAAAGTTGAGGGGTATTTTTTATGATCTTTTTAAAACTTTTTTCAAAAAACTATTGACACGCTTGAGCGTGTATATTATAATTAAAGTACGAAATAAGAAAAGAGGTACAAGGAAATGGGAAAATTCATAGAAAAAAACGGTAGATCTCTAATGAAAGAAGTAACAAAAGAGCGTTTGCTTAGAGCACAATCAATTTTTAAATTTGTAAAAGCATCAAGATATTACACTAATACATTTGATATCATAAGAAAAAATGACCATACAGTCCTTGAAATGGTAAGTATTTCTCATTGCAGCAGATATTTAAGTAAGCCAGAGGTTAAAATGGTAACAGTAATTGTGAGAGGAAATGACGAAGAATATATTAACTCTGAAAATGAGTGGAGCGATAGAATCGACGTATTCGAATTTTTACATGAATTAAAACTTGATTATTACGGAGTGACTAAAATTTTCAATGGTGGAGTAAAAATCGGAGATAAAGATTACTCTTCTACAATCGTTCCTTTTGAATTTAGAGAATCTAAAAAAATGAAATTATACAAAAATGTCAGTTCAGAAGACTTAGAAAAAATCTTAAAAGAAGGTATTCTTCCAATTTCAAAAACTGGGAATGATAACTGGGAAGGTAATAGACGAGCTAATAACTCAACAGAAGTAGTCTACTTGTTCAATCCAACAACAGATGTTACAAGCTTCACACAATATGGAGATGTGGTCCTTGAAGTTGAAGTAGAGGCTTACAGAAATGAAATTGCACCTAACGATTCTAACCGCGGACAATATGAAGAATACATCGTCGCAGAAGTTAAACCAGAAGAAATAGTAGGAGTTAGACATGAATAAACTATCAGAAGCAAAAAGAAAAGCAAACAAGAAATGGGATGATAAGAATAAGGAGCGTAAGAATTATATCAACAAGCGCTCTACAGCTAGAAATTTCATCAAGAATATGGATCGTGAGGATATCGAGGAGTTTGAGCAGTTAATCCAGGAGCGTAAGGAAAGAAAAGACTAA